TCACCCGCAGGCGGTCGCCGAACGGGCCCTGGACGCTCGTGTTCGACGCCAGGGCCCCGTCGGACGCGGCGAGCGTCGCCGTCCCGGGGCTGGCGAGTTGCGACAACTGGAAGACCCGCACGGCGGCGGTCGTGGAGAACTGGAAGGCGGCCACGTCCCGCCACGTCGTCCCGCCGTCCGGGCTGGCCTGCACGTAGACGTCGAGGGTCGGCGCCCCGCCGGTCGGGACCGCCGACACGTTGAGAATGCCGACGACGCCCTGGTACCGGTGCAGGCCGGTGAGGGCCGCGCCCGCCCCGCTGGCCGAGACGGTCGTGGCCGCGAGCAAGGTGGTGGCGTTCTCGACCGGCATCCCCGCCTCCGTCGTCGGCTACACCGGGCCAGTGCGGCCCGGTCCGTACCACTCACCCAGCCCGCGTCAGCGGACCCGGGCCCAGGCGATCCCCTTCGGGACGTTTATCTCGACGCCGACGTTCTGCAGGTTGTGCAGCTCGAACCGGGCCGGGTCGGCCTTCTCCAGAATCCAGGAGTAGTGCCCCTGGCGCTCGACCGGCGGCGCGAGGTCGTTGTCCTTGACGATCTCCGACCCCTCCACCATCTGGAACCACGAGTCGTCCGGCTCGATCATGAACGTCACGTAGGAGTCCGGCAGGACCTGCGTGCTCGCCAGGGTCGTGGCGTTCGTGGTCGCGACGCGGAGTTGGCCGGCGTAGGAGTGGAACACGTAGTTCGGGCACCCCTTGAGGGTGAACGACTCCAGCCCGCTCTCGGTCCCGTCCGGGTTCTTGGTGCCCACCCGCTCGTAGGTCGCGAACGGGGTGCTCGACGTCCCGGCCAGTTGGCGGACCTTGTCGTTCTGGAGGATGTACATCTTCGTGATCGGGTCGACCCAGACGTGGGCCAGGGGCTCGCCGACCTGGCCCATGAACGCGGCGCTGATCTTCTCCAGGTGGAGCGGGATGTCGGTCGACGCGGTGGCCCAGGTGGCGTCGATGATGTTGGCCCCGGTCTCCATCTGGAGGCCGGCCGCGAACGACCCGCCGGAGAGGATGTTGCTCGACGGGATGCGGTGGTCGACCGAGATGTAGGTCCCGGTGCGGGTGAACGTCGGGACGAGGTCGTCGCCGTTCAGGAAGAACCCGTAGATGCCGCCGTTGAACAGGGCGCCGGCGGTGACGAACTCCCGCAGGTTGTCCTGCCGCATCTTCAGCGTCTTGGCCTGCTTCTCGATGTACCGCATCCCCATCACGTCGCGGGTGCCGGCGTGCTCGCCGATCGCGCGGATCTGGTTGACGGTGTCGTAGAGCATGCCGACCTTCTCGGCGGACCGCGCGAGGGTCAGTTGGACGTTGCCGATCGGGTTGGCCGCGGTGGACCCGGCCGGGGCCCCGGGGAGGCGGCCGCGGGCGACGTCGCGGACGTTGTCGTACAGGTCGTAGGTGTAGGTCCGCCCGGGGACCTTCTGGACGTTCGGGCCCCCGATGTTGAACCCGAAGAACTTCGACAGCACGTTCCCGGGCGTGCGGAGCCGGGACACGATCTTCGTGACCACGCTCGGGGTCAGGATGCTCAGGACGTCGCTGGCCATCGGGCGGGTCTCCGGTCGGTGGTCGGTGGTCGGTCAGGCGGCCCGGGCCGGGGGGCGGGGCGGACCCCGCCCGCACCGGCCCGGGCGGCGGGGGTCACGCCACGGTCATGGTGTTGGCGCCGGACGGGATCGCGATGTACTTCGCCCCGTCGGGCGTGGCCACGATCTCCACCGTGGCCCCGATCTTGTTGCCGGCGGTGCTGAACGCGACCGAGGTCGCGGCCGCGTTGTTGAACGTGATGAGCTTCCCGGCCGGGGCCGTGACCGTCATGTTCTGGTCCACGGCGTTGTGGAACCGGAACCGGTACCCGCGGGCGGCGGAGCCGACGGCCGGGAGCGTGAAAATGACGGCCCCGCTCGCGCCGAGGGTCGTGAACGCCTTGCCGCTGTCGGTCGACAGGACCGTGTAGTCGGCCGTCTTGGCGACCGGGGCGGTGAACGCCAGGTGGGTGAACCGCAGGTCGTCCCAGGTGCAGCGCGGGCCGAGGACGAGGCGGGCGTACTCGTCGAGGTTGACGAGCGACGCGGCCTTGACGTGGCCGGCGTAGACCATCTTCGCGGCCTTGGCCCGGACCGCGCCGGCCCGGGCGTCGTACATGTTCACCGCCTCGGCCAGGATGCCGACCGGGATCTGCGTCCCGTCGGTGGCCGTGGGGTCGTAGTCCGCGTACAGGCCGGTCGAGGTGATGACGCCGAGGATGAGGCCCTTCCGCAGGGTCGTCGTCGGGGTGTTCCCGGAGTCCACCGCGCCGCTGTCCAACTGCACGCCCATCACGTTCCACGTGTGGGCGGGGCCGAACAGGAACTCGTTCTCCGAGGTCTCGACCGCGGTGTCGATGCCCGGCAGGTTTTGCAGGTAAGCGAAGGACATCTGTCGGGTCTCCGGGGTCGTCGTCGTCGGGAGTCAGAGGCCCTGGTGCTGCCCCAGGCGACCCCGGGTTATGAGCCCGGGGCGAGCGGCTGGCCCGCCTCCGCCGGAATCACTTGCCCACGTTGCTGAAGAACGCCTCGACGATGGAGTCGTCGTCGGCCGGGCTCTGCTCCTGGTACGGGCTCGGGTCGGCCGGGCGGGCGGCGCCGCGCTGGCTCAGGCGGGTCTTCTTGCCGCCGGCCGCGGGCGGCGCCTTCCAGGTCCCGGCCTTGGCCATCTCCTCGAACGCTTCGAGCTTCGCGACGAGGGGGTGCGGGGCGAGGCGGGCGTTGCCCGTGAGGCTGAGGCGGGCCTTCTTGATCTGGGCCACGAACGGGTTGATGACGGCCGGGGCGGCGCCCCGGCGGACGAGGGATTGGGCCCGGCCGATCAGCTTCTCGCGCTCGAGTTCGACGACTCGCCCCTTGTGGGCGTCGAGGCTCATCTGGAACGGGGGCGGCGGCGGGGTCGTGGTGCCCTCCGGCGGGCCCTCCAGGTCGCCCGGCGGCTCGTCGAGGTCCTCGGTCTCCGGCGGGAGCATTTCGTCGCCGTCCGGCTCGTCGTACTCCTCGGAGTTCATGGCCGCGACCTCGATGAGGTCCGCCAGGTGCTCCGGGTTCTTGATGTTCGCGCCGTCGCCGATCTTCACGCCGCACTTGGCCAGGGCCTCGGCGATGCGGGCCCACGCGGACTTCTTGGCCGGCCCGGCGGACTCGATTTCGGGCGGCGTGGTGTCGAGGTCGTCGGCCATCGGGTGCCCCTTCGGGACGGCGTAGTGCTCCAGTGCGAGCCTGAGTCTGCGGCCTACACCGCCGGGGCCGGCGGGCCCCGCGCCGAGGCTCATCCGGACCAGCGATTCCAGGTTCCCGGCCGCGGTCAGGCGGGGGTGCGGGCGGTCCGGGTCGGCCCCGACGGGGTGCTGGTGCCGCTGGACGGGACGGGGCGTGGCGGCGAGGTGGGTCACCGTGGGGCCGCGCCAGGTGCGGCCGTCGGTGTCGGTCCAGTCCCACTGGATTTCGGGGCTGACGAACCGGACCTTGCGGAACTGGTCGAGGTCCCGGGGGTCGTCCCCGGTGACGAGGGCCTTGAGGCGGCCGTCGGGGGTCAGGTCGAACCGCTCGATGCGGCCGAACACGCCGCGGGCGAAGTCGCGGTCCTTCGCCCCGCGGGACATCCGCAGCCGCTCCGGGGTGACGTCCTGGTGCTCCCAGCACAGCGGGATCTGCCACCCGTCGCGGACCTTCGCGTTCCCCGTCCCGGCGATGTGCCGGAGGTCGGCCGGGGTGAACGTGTAGGACGCGGCGCCGCCGTCCTCCGTCGGCACGACCACCCGGCCGGCGTAGGCGATGTCCTTCCAGAGGGTCCAGGGCTCTGCCATGCCCCCATCGTCGGACCTACGCGGGGCGGTAGCGGCGAGACTCGGACGCACCTCGGGAGGGCGCCGGAATGGCCACGGTCTACTGGGTCGGGCGGCAGCGGAAGCGGGCGCAGGTCGACACGATCACGGTCGGGTCGGCGACCGCCGCCCAGACGTTCACCGTGACCGTCGGCGGGCGGAAGACCGTCACCTACACCGCCGGCGGCAGCGAGACGACGGTCACCGTGACGGCCGCCCTGCTCGCCCTGCTCCAGGCGATGGACGACGGGGAGTTCACAGAGTTGACCTTCGCGACGCCGTCGTCCGCGACGTCGACGATCACGGCCACCGGCCCGGACGACGGGTGCCCGTTCACCCTCGCCGTCGGCGGGACCGGGACGATCAGCCGGACGGCCACCACGACGCCGCTCAGCCCGCACGACCTGAACGACGCCGCGAACTACTCGGGGAACGCCGTCCCGTCCGCGTCCGACGTGCTGGTGTTCGAGGACGGCGACGTCGACGCCAAGTACAACGCGGCGGCGCTGACGGCGATCGCCCTGGCGAGCGTCACCCGGCGGGCGTCGTACACCGGCCGCCTCGGCCTGCCGAGCGAGAACCCGAACGGGTACCCGGAGTACCGGACCCAGCACGTCGAACTGAACTGCCCGACGGTCAACCTGGAGCAGGCGGCCGGGGACGTCGCCGGGCAGTTCCGCCTGAAGTGCGTCCACACCGGGAGCGCGGCGACGTTCACGATCGCCGGCGGCGGGGCCGGGGCGGTCGGGGAGGAGGTGTTCGAGGTGTTCGGCCTGCCGGCGTCGTCGGTCGTGCAGGTGTCCGGGGCGTCGGTCGCCCTGGCCCACCTGGCCGGGCAGACGGCGACGGCGGCCACGGTCGCGGCGAAGGACGCGGTGGTCTGGATCGGGGCGGGGGTGACGCTCACGACCGCGTCCCTGACCAACTGCCAGGGGCGGGTGGAGGCGTCGTGGACGACGCTGACCATGCTCGTCGGCGGGCGGGTCGAGGTGCTGGGCGCCGCCGCCGGGTCGGCGGCCGGCACGCTCGTGTACAAGGGCACGCTCGTCTGGAAGTCGACCGGCGCGACCGGGAACAGCCCGGTGGTGGGCTCCGGCGGGACGGTCGACTTCTCCCAGGCCCCGGCCGCCGTGACGGTCGGCGGCACGGTCGAACTCAACGCCGGGGCGGGGTGGCTCGACCCGGCCGGCGTGATCTCCACGAGCTACAACCTGAAGCTCAACCGGTGCAACGCCGCCGACGTGAACCTGGACCTCGGGGTGAACAAGACGCTCGCGGTCTCGTGAGCCGGGTCGGATTTCAGTTCAGACTGGGTTGGGGTGTGGGGCCTCCGGTCGCGACGCGAACGTCGTCGTCCACACACTCCCAAACCCACCCGGACGGCAAGATAAGTACCGTCCCGGGCGGGCCGCCGACGAATTGTTCGACGGCCTCGCACACCAAATCGACCTCTGAAACCGTCCGGCCGTCCAGGAGGATGATGTCACAGCACTGCCGGTCGGCCGGCTCGCGGCGGATGATTATCTTCACGCGTGCTCCAGATTGATTACCCACGCCGTTCCACGTTCTGGGACGGGCGGTCGCACAAGGATCTCATGGCCTCCGCCTCGCGAGCGGCCCACGCCCGCAGGTGGTCGAATTCGGCCCACGGCGGGTCGTCCGGCATCCGGAACTCGACCCCGGGCCAGCGGGCCCGGAGCAGCGCCCGGGTTAGTTCGCGGTCCAATCCTCCGACGGCCTGCTCCAGGCCGAACAGATGGTGGTATTTCCGCCGTTCGCTCAAGACTTCCCGGTGAACCTCGGCCGAGGTGATGAAGCGGCGGTCGCCGGGAAGCTGGTACACGTGACGCGACCCCGCGTCCGGCGGCGACATCGCGCCCAGCAAGACGCCCGCGGGGATGTTCCTGTGAAACAGATTGGTGAGCAGACTGACCCGGCGGACGGGGTTCCGGGCCGTCAGGAAGTCACCCCACCCTTGCCCGATCCATCGCCCGGCTTCGACGTCGACCGCGTCCACGAACCCCCGCCGCACCACGACCCACGCCTCCCCGTTACTCTCCTTCGGCCAGCCGGCCAACTGGACGGTCGGGAACCGGCCGAGCAGGCCCATCCCCCGACACACCCCGTGGTCGGTGAACAACTCCCACTGCCGGAGGCGGTCCCGGCACTCGTCGCACCGGCACCCGGGGTCCACGTGGCAGGCCGCCGGCGGGTGCCGGTCCAGCCGCACCGACAGGCGGATGAATTCGGCCCGCGGCGGGTCGCCGCCGCGTTCCTCCAGCCAGTCGGCGTAGACGAGCCGGTGCGTGTCGTCGCCCGGCTCGTCCTTGACCCGCTGCAGGATCGCCGCTTCCTCGTCCGACATTACGCCCCCTCCCGATCACCCCGTGGGACGGGTCACTTGCCGCCGGTGCCCTTGCCCTTCGGCTTGACGCTCACCGGCGGCGGGGGGGACTCGGGCTCGGGCGTGGTGGCCGCGTCGAGGCTGGCCAGGAGGACGGCGTTGGCGGCCTCCAGGTGGAGGACGTACTCCCAGACCGCGACCTCGTCGGCGGTCATGAGTTCGCCCGTGCCGGTCGGGTAGATCTTGTGCGGCATCACCCGGTCGAGCCCCCACGGGAGGTTCTGCACCGTGTACGGCATCTTCGGCGTCGCGTCGCTCATGTCGTCCTGCCCCCGAGGATGTGCGGGACCGAGGCGGACCCGCTCGTGTCGCACGCCCCGTCACTGAGTAGTCGGGCGGCGTAGCTCACCATGTCCACCGCGTCGTCGTGGTCGTCCCTTTTATCGTCGCCGGTGAAGCGGTACAACTCGCTCTCCACGTCGTCGAGCGGCATCCCCGGCCGCAGCCCGGGCGGCGGGAACCAGATCCGCCCGGCCTGGGCGTAGTTGGTCGCCTGCGTGGCCCGCACCAGCTTGTCGGTGCCCAGCGGCAGCAGGCGGGTGACCGCCATCCGGGTGCGGGCGGCCAACTGGTACACCCCGTCGTTGGCGGCCACGCCCTCGATCCCCAGGTAGCTCAACTGCCACTTGCGGTAGAACGCTTCGAGCCGGGGCGGGATGTCCGGGATGCCGGCCTGGAACCGGTCGGCGTCGAGGAGCACGAGTTCGTTTTGCGGGGTGACGAGCCAGGCCCCGACGACGGTGTAGTCCGCGCTGGTCTTCGCCGAGGCGGCCGGGTCGCACGTCCCGAACCGCAGGCAGTCCCAGACGCGGTAAACCCGCTCGGCCTCCTCCCCCGGCCGGCGGAGGACGAGGTACTCGCCCCGCTGGTCGTACCGGTGCAGGAACCACTCCGGCTTGAACCGCCCGCCCTCGACCGCGTCCCAGTTCCCCCGCTTGATCTGGTCGCGGGTCAGCGCGTCGGTGTTCTCCAGGCTCTCCTCGTACCCCTCCCGGTCGAGGCTGGGGTTGTCGTCCATCGTCGCCGGGACGAACACCCGCCGCCGGTCCCGGGTGCGGGCGTCCACGAACCGCTTCTTGACCCAGTCGTGCCCGGGCCCGCCCGGGTTCGAGGCGCTCCGCATCCGGAGCGGGACGTCGACCCCGGCCCGCCGGCGGAGGCGGGTGAACAGGAACGTGTACTGGCTCTCCGAGAAGTCGGTCAACTCGTCGAACGCGATGTACTGGAACTCGGCGGACCGGTACCGGAACTTGTCGCGCTCGGCGTCGACGTAGCCGAAGGTGATCGTGGCCCCGCCCGGGAACGTCCACCGTTTCTTGGTCTCGTTCCACTCGGCGGCGGTGCCGGCCAGGTACTCCTGGCTGCGGTGCATCAGCGACTGGGGCAGGGCGAGGTCGGCGTAGGTCCGGCGGAGGATGAGGGCGGCGTACCCGGGGACGGTCACGTACTGCAGCGCGGCGAACCAGATGGCCTGGGATTTCCCGCCGCCGCCGGCGCCGCCGTAGAACACCTCGCGGGTGTCGGCGTGCAGCAGGAACTGCTGCTGCTTGGGGTGGGGGTCATACCCCAGCCCGCCGATCCACGGGTTCCCCGGCACCGTCCGGGAGTACGTCGCCAGGGCACGGGAGGCCGAGGTCGCGGAGGAACCCAGCGACGGCGGCGGGGGCGGGGAGCACGTTGACGACGTTGACGTTGACATTTCCCGCCGGTGCCGGGCTGGCACCCCCCGAGGAGTCCTTCCCGGCCCACACCCCGGGTTCCGTGTCCGCCAGACTGGCCAGCGCCCTTCCCTTGTCCCACAGCTTGATCTTGGTGGTCCGGACCACCACTTCGGACCCCGGCACCCCCCGCTCCTCGACCTCGACGGCGGCCAGGGCGGCGGCCGTGTCCTCGTCCAGGTCGACCACTGATTTCGGGGACCCGTCGGGCTTGAAGAACCGCCGCGGGTCGACGAAGGCGAGGCGGGCCATCTCCAGGCGAATCCGGTCGCGGGTGATCTCGATGCCCCGGACCCGCTCGGCCCGGGCGGTGTCGGCGGCCTCCCGGGCGGGGCGGAGGAGTTGTTGCACGCTACCACGTGCTAACAATCGGGCCGCGGCGGCGCGGGCCGCCCGGGCGTCGGTCTGGCCGTAAGCCTCCATGTACGCCTGTGTTGCGTTGGGCTGTCCGCCCGCAACACTGAGTTGGTACAACTCGACGAACCGGAGTTGCTTGGGGTTGAGGTCTGCCATGCGTGGAGTGTGCGGGTTACGCGGCCCTGGTCGGAGGTGAGCGCGATGTGGGTGGTGGAGGTACTGGACGAGGAGACCGGCGGGTACGAGCTGTGGGCGTCGTTCCCGGCCGACGCGATGGGGCGGGCCGAGGAACTGATGTCCGAGGCGATGGCCGCCGAGCCGGGGCGGGAGTTCCGCCTGCGACTGGTCCCGGCGGCCGCCCCGCCCCCGCCGGATTAATCCCTTTTTGGTGTTGACACCGGTGAGCCACCGGTGTTATATCCTATCAGACGAGTGGGGAGGGCGTGGCGGCAACCACCCCTCCCCGTGGACACCCCCAACCGAGTGAGGGCATCATGGACAAGGTTATCGTCAACCCGACCGCCGAACAACTCCGGGACCTGTTCCACGCCGCGACCGTGGAGGCCAACGGTAGGGCCCGCACCCGGACCATTGATACGAACTCCATCACCTGCGACTTCCGCTGCATGAATGTCGGCGGGAGTCCGAGCGGGGCGCGCGAGACGAACGGCGGCGGCGTCGCCAACTCCTACGGGTATGCGGCCGAGACGAGCGTCCTGGAGTACGCGTGGTTCACCGACGCGGCCGGGGCCAAGCACGTGCGGGTGGTGTCGGCCCGCGTCCGCGTGAGCGGCCGGCACGTCAGCACGATCCTCCCCGGCACCCGCACCCAGCAGCAAAAACTCATTGACGCCGGCGCGGAGTTCGCCCTCGTGTACGGCGACCTGTTCGCCGCATACGCGGGCCGCGTCGCCGGGGCGGAGGGGTTCTCGCGGAGGCTGAAGAAGGACCCGACCGACTCCGTGACGTGGCTGGCCCTGGCCGACTGGCTGGCCGACCGCGACCTCCCCGCCAACCACCTGTTGCAGACGCCGGCCGACGCCGACACGGCCGCCCGCATCCGCGGCGTCTTTCTCGCCCCCGTCACCGCCTGACCCGGGGTGCCGCGTGGGGCGCAAGAAGTCGACCCGTCCGGCCGTCGACCTGTCCGGCCGGACGTTCCACCGCTGGACAGTCGTCCGGTTCGACGCCCGCCGCGGCGGCCGCCGCTGGTGGGTCTGCCGGTGCGCGTGCGGGACCGAGCGGCCGGTCCGCGAAGACAACCTCCGGGCCGCGGTCAGGCCGTCGCACTCGTGCGGGTGCCACAAGGCCGAGACGTCCGCGGCCAACCTCGCCGCCGCCAACGCGGCGCGGCTCACCCGTCATTCCCTTCGCCCCGTGGAGAAGACCATGCCGACCGAACGTAAGCGACTGACCTTCATCCCCGACGTCGCGTCCCTGGCCGTGTGCGGCCGGGACATCCGCCCGGACGAGGGCGGGAAGTGGAGTGACGCCAGCCAGCAGGTCAACGGCGTGCTCCGCCGGCACGCCATGCTGATCGAGCAGGCCGCCCGCGAACTCGACGCGGTCTTGTCCCCCAAAGAGTGGAACCTCATCGCGGACGTCAACAACGGGTGCGCCGACCTGTGGGACTACAGCGGGTCCAGCCTGCCGATGTTGGCCGGCATTACCGCCAACGTCGAGGACGGGGACATGCTCAACAAGGCCGGCGAGGCGTGGGGGGTGGACGCCAAGGCGCTGGTCCGCAAGCTCCGGAAACTGAGCCCGCTGCACGGCGAGGCGATCGCCGACGCCGTCCGGTGGTTCTGGGACCACCCGGACGGCGTCGACCCCACGAAAGACCCGTGGTGGCTCCCGGCCTTCCGGCGGCAGGCCATCGCGGCGGAGGAGTGACTACCCGCCTCCGCCTTCAACCCCCGGCGCCCCGTGAGAGTCGCCGGGGGGTTTTTCGTTTCCGGGCCCGGCCTTCCGGTACCCGAGGCCCAGCGCCACGCCGAGGACCTCGACGAACGTCGGGAACGGCCGCCGGCGGTCGCGGCGGAACCGCTCGACGGCCCGGAGGAACTCCAACTCGTCGGGCGAGTACAGCCGGTTGGCGGTCGCGACGTGCTGCGTCCCTTTCTCTTTCTTCGGCCGCGGGGCCGGGGCGGCCGCCTCCAGTTCGACCCGCACGCCCCACGCCCCGCACGCCTCCTGGGCGTACTCCCACCGCACCGGGCCGGCCGGGCCGTCCCCGACCCCGAGGAACAGGGCCACCGCGTCCCGCACCCACTTCGCCGCGGCCTCCAGGTTGTCCGTGTCCATGAGCCCGCCGCCGAGGCGGGTGATCCGGCACGCCACCGGGCGGCCGGCCCGGGCCGCGTCGGCGAACTCCGCCACCTCGCGGAGGCGGCCGGAGAGCGCCGCGGCGACCGCCCGGCGGTCCCGCCCGGCCCGGCCGATCAGCCCCCGCTTCAGGGCCCCGCCGTTGGTCACCGGGTCGAGCCGCAGGGGGATCGTCCAGGCCCCCGGCGGGTCGAACGCGGCCGCGACCAGGGGGCCCCGGTCGGCCGCCACCCGGCGGGCGGGCGCGGGCGGGTCGCCCCCGGCCGCGGCCATGATCTTCGCCCACGTCTCGGGGTCCACGTCGCCCTGTCGGACGGTCGGCATCGCCTCAGCCCTCGCCACCCAGGTCCACGAACAACCCCGCCACGTCGTCCGGGGCGTCCGGCCCCTCCGGGCCGGGCGACTCGTCCACCAGGATCGCAACCCACCCGACCCCGTCGCACGCGGGGCAATACTCCGCCGGCAGGTCGGGCATGTACGTCAGCACGCCGCTCCCGCCACAGTCTCGGCACATCATTGGCTTACTCCATCCAGGACACGCAGTTCTTGGTCGAGCACCCCGCGTGGATGTGCCCGTTGTACCCGCTCCGGCTGAAGGCCAGGGAAGCGGGGGTGCCACACACCGGGCAGTCGATCTGCCCGGCCGAACCGGGGGTCCCCTTTCGCCACGGCCCGCCCAGGTGCGACACGATCGCGTCCCGGGCCCGCATCACGTTCCGGATCTGGGCGTCGAGATCCGCCTCTTCGGCCTTCTCCGCGGCCTTCTCCGCGGCCTTCTGCCGGTCGCGTTCGGCCTGAGCCCAGGCCCGCCAGGCCGCGGTGTCCCGCGCCGTGGCGTCGTCCGGTTGGGTCTCCACGAACTCGTACTCCGCCTGCTTCTCCGTCCGGCCGACCCGGCGGCCGTCCCGGTCCCGGCCGCTGTAGTGGACCCCCCACGGCTCGCCCCGGAGGCGGTAGACGTAGATCGTCT